CCAGCGTTATCACCCGTGCCGAGCACAGCCGTTGCCGCAGCACCTGTGCCGCCGCCACCCGAGAACGCAACAGTCGGAGCGCTCGTGTAGCCCGAACCTTGGCTCGTGACAGTCACAGCCGAAATATAGTTCGAAACCTGCGACGTATAGCCGGGAGTAATGATGATGCGAGGAACGACGCCGAGTTCAGCGCCGGACCGAAGGAACGCGAACATGCCAGTCTTGGCATTCGCATCGCCGCGAATGTTCGCAATCGTCTCTTGGATGGTAGCGCCTTCAGCTACACGAACAATTACAAGCTGCGCCGCGATTTCAAATTCGCCAAGCTGCTCATTGATGAGAGAAATGGCCTTGTAAATCGGACCGTCCGCGTCGAGCTTGGAAAGCCAGACGGAGTCCGAGGAGTAGCCGGTGACGGACGTGTCAAGAGGGAATGCCTCAGCATCAGCGCCTTCGTCGGGCAAGCAAATCCCGATGATTGACATGTTTGCGGTGGACGCGGGGCGCGCTTCCTCTGCAATGTTCTGAATGGAAAGGCCGAAGGTCGGATCAGACATATTAAACCTCAGAATTTCAGGAGGGGCGTTTGAATTTCAATGTCAGCCTTTGCGTCGCCGACAACGTAGACGGTCAACACGGGGTCGCCATTCACCGTCTCATAAATGCGAAGGGCGCGCTTCCACGTCCCATTGCCCATATCGACAGGATCGGAAACTTGAATGTCGGCGACATTGGCAACTTCAATGGCCTGCGTTACTGTCTTAATGTCGGCCATGACTCAGCCCTAAATTACATCTTGCCAACCTGTCGCCCAAGCGTAACAGGTCGCACCGCAAGCATAATAGATGTTTTGCGATTCTAAATCCAGAGCATATTGCAAGTATGGGGATGAAATACCAAGCGCCCCGGTATCAATCGCGGTAATTGCCACAGGAGGTGGGTTCGTCGCCGATGTTGAGTTTCCGAAATTTGCGTTCGGAGCAACGACAGAATCGGCAAGGTTACGAGCAAGACCCATATGAAAAACCAGTCATGAGGTTAAGAGACGCGCTGGAAAAGGTTATAATACGGATAGCCGCCGCCAATATAAATCTGAATGCCGCCACGCGCCTTCCAGTTCCCCACGAGAAGGGTGCCTGCGCTTCCACTCTGCGTCGTGTATCGGTATGTCGCGCTAGTGTCCAACCAGACAGAAGTGGTCACGTTGCGGTCCCGCACGGTATAGTCTATAGCCATAACGATGCTACCAACTGGCAGGTCAAGAGCATCGCGCGTACTGCCAGAGTAAAACCCGGCCTTCGCACCCAATGCAGTCGCTAAGTCCGTTACGTCTGAGGCGATATGTGTATGGCCGACCTCGGACTTGCTGCCAAGGACAGTTGGGAGGTTCACGACATCGCCGATGGCGTGGCTGTGAGACGAGGCGGCTTTCGCCGCAAGCTTCGTGTCCGTCTGGCCTTTTGTGTAGAAGTCAGTCGCGTCGTTGGACAAGTACCCGCGAATCTGCACGACATGTCCAGCAGTCACGCCGGTTGACAGCGTGACGGTCGGGGATGATTCAGTGTAATCAGAACCAGATGCAAGCTGGACGCCGTTCAGGAACACGTCAATCTTCGTAAACCCACCGGGAACCGTGAATATAGTTTGCCCGGACGTTGCCACGAAGTCTTCGTGAATAATCCCGCCAATTGACGTTGTGACAGTCGGAACCCATGCACTTGTAACCGCATCGTAAACGCGGAATACATTAGGAACGGACCCTGTATCGAACCACAGTTGCCCGCCCGCTGGCGATGCTGGCGCGCTGGAACCAGAGCCGCGATAGACACCGTTCATAGAAGCCAGAGACGCAGATGCAGACGTTGCGGCACCGCTTGCAATCCCGGCCTGTGTCATGGCGATGCCAGCCTGCGTCGTGGCAATCCCGGCCTGCATCGCGGCTATGCTGGCGCTTTCTTGCGCGCTCGATACCGCCTGTTGCGTAATGATTGCCCCACTCGCCGATGCGCCAACCCATACATCCGTATGAGGGCCGGAGTCCCCACTGACAGTCAGCACTTCAAACGACAGGAGACCTGTCGCGGCGATGTACTCGTCCGTTCGCGCAATTGCCCAATCCGTGAGGTTGCTCTGGCGCGTAAGAACGATGAATGGCGTGGGACGGAAAAGGTCGCGCGTTGGGCCTGCGGGGATGGAAAGCTGCTGCCAGCCGACAACGAATGTCACAGGCGATGTGGAGTCGGCTTGCGCAACAAGAAACCCAAAGTCTGCAAGCTGCTGTACACGTTCAAAGGCAGGCAAGAGCGCAGCATCAATGCGCTCAAGACCTTTGCCCGAGATGTCGGCAACGGCATTTTCCCAATCCGCTTTGACTTCTTCAAGCCCATGCAACCGAAGATCAACGTCTAGGTGCAGTGGGTTGAAGTAGCTGTCACTTAGAGGCGTGACGCCATTCTTCATGCGGTAAAGCGTTTCGAAATGCCGTGCCATAGATTAAGCCTTGATGAACGGTTTGATTTCAGGAGTACCGCGAAGTTCTTCACTCATCAAATACCGCTCGCCGGGGCGATATACGGTCCCGCGATATTCGACAACCTGAGTCAATTCAGTCGGGACGAGCGGCGCATCCTGCGCCGCTTCTTTTGCTTTTGCCATGTGTCACCTGTTAGTACGCGATGTCGGAGCGTTCAGCCACGACGAAGGGAGGGCCGTCACTGGTGCGGCCACCGATGATCTTCATCTTGTACGTCGAGCGCGGCGAGCCAAGATTGAAGGTGAACACCTTGTCGACAGCAGCGCCAGTCGAGTCAACAACAGCGTCCGCAACCGACGATGCACTCACAGGGTTTGCCCCGGCATTATCTACGAGTTTCACGTCGATTGTGTTCTTCGAACCGTCGAAATTCGAGAGAGTCAGCGACACCTTGATATTCGACTGAGCGGACGGGAGGGTTCGCAGCGTAGAATACGCGGTGATGCCAAGAGCGGGCCGAGAGACCTTGATGACGCCCGCTGCAAGCTGAATGGCTGGTGCCAGATCGTTCGTGCCAAGGAACACAGCACGCAGCGGCACAAGGTTTGGCTGTGACGACAAGCGCTGCAAGTCAGTCAACGGATACCATTTGCCAGCAACTTGAATCTCGTATGTCAGTTCGCAGCCATCGGGAACGACTTGCTGCGCCGCAATCTCGATGTCAGTGATGCCGCCAGCCAGCGATACCGTTTCCAGCATGACTTCGCAACGCGGCGCGGCGAACCGAGCCATGTTGATAGAGAACATGAGGTCTTTCGTAAGATCGCCCTGAAAGAAAGAGCCATCCGTCGAGTAAAACAGCGTGCCTTGGGTGAAGTTGTTGGCGTCAACTCGCGCAACGTAGTGATCGCCCTGCGTGATAGCGATGAATGCATATCGCTTACCAGCCTCAAGGAAAGCAGCGGGAAGGGCGAAGCTCGTCTTCTCTGGATACTTTTTGAGGTCAGCTTTGGCGACAGTCGTGCGCGTGAGCGTCTTCGACATGTCAGGCATACCGTTCGACGTTTCGCAGACAGCAAGAGTGACCTCACCTGATGCGCCGATCTTGGTAAAGTACAGATCAAGCGAAGTGAGCCAGCCAGAACGCGGAGCGACAAACGTCTCGCCCAAAAGCGCGCCGTTATACGATGTCGTCGTGATGCTGTCGGAATAGACAGTGACAGGGTATCCGTACCAGCCGCCCCAATAGCCAGCGGAGTACAGGTCATAGAAATACCCCGGCTGATACCAGCGGTAGTAATAATAGTAGCCCCACCAGTTCCAGCCCCAACCATACCGCCAGTAATACACAGGGATGGTTTTCGCGGTCAGCGTGTGAGTCTGTACCTGATACTGAGACACGCTGATTTCGCCAGCGTAGCCCGTGGTCGCAAGGGCCGACTCGCTTGTGTATTTCGGCAAAACAAGATCAGTCCCAGACCGCGTAACGTTCGCATCATACGGATTGAAAAGCGCGAGAGGGAACGTGCCAGCCGCAGCGTCAGGGAACAGAAGTCCGTCTTTGACCTTGTGAGTGTTCGCCGAAAGAATCGTGTCGATCTTCGAGCTATCAGAGAAGAAATCCGCGTCATAAGCGGCGTAGCTCGAAGGCAGACCAACCTTGTCCTTCACGCGAGCTATGTCACGCATGACATCATAGAGCGACGACAAGTCAGCCTTGCCGTCAGTCTTCTTTGCCAGCGCGGCCATCTGCGAGGTCAGGGCCTGAACCTTCGGACCAGTATCAGCCTGAAAGGTCTTGAGTGCTGCAATGTCGCTTGCATTGGCTTCAACAGACGGCAACTTGTTATCGGAGAATGCTTCAATCGAGGAAACACCCGTGGTGGACATCGTGACGATTGCGACGAGGCACGCAGGCTCGCTAATCGACGGAAGCTGAGGATCAACAGACTCCGTACCGGCTGAGACGCCGACAACCGCTTGGCGGCTGTGCAACATCGGCACGGGCTGCGGTTCTGTCACGCCAGTCTCAAGGTCAATCAGGAAGTCTCGCGGTTGAATGTCCGTGTCGATTTCCTGACCCCACGCGACAACAGCAACCAGCTTTTTGTTGGCGAGCGGAAGATGCGATGAGAGGTTGATGACGACTTCAGCCGGAAGCTGATAGACCTTGCCGCCAGAATAGAACCGGCCAAGAGCCACACGAACGGACGTTGACGTTTCCTGCGTGACAGCGAGTCCGGTGTATCGACGCTCATCCGTAACGCAGTCCATGACAACCGCATCAATGCCAGCTTCCACGAAGTCGCCAATGTTCGACAGGTCGGCCTGCTGAAGCTCTTGGCGGTCTCGGAAAATAACCTTATCCATGTCACTCAACCTTGGTTAGCTGGCCCGCGACTATTGCGCCTGCCTTGTAAACTGCGCCCGCTTTTGCAACATCAATGGTCTTGGTGTTGACGAGCACCTTGACGCTTGCGCGCCGTGAAATTCTCATCAGCCGTAGCACGTTTTGCAGCTTCGCTTTATCAGAGCCGACAACGTGTCCGGTCAGAAATTTACCAGTCACCCACCGATGACGAACAGATTTGCATTCCGTCAATAGCTCAGACATGAAAGCTGGCATTGACAGTCGCGTTGCGCCAATATGGACTGAACGGCCACGAGACTCAAGTGTTCTATTCTTGTCGAACAGATATGTTCGCTTGAAAATTCGGTCTCCGGCTGTGGTATCTGGAAAGAACGAGTAAGTCTTCCCCCCGCTCGTATACGCCGAGCCAAGGAACGCGCCACGGCGAATGCCACGCTCGACGGCATCCTCAGCATACACAGAGATAGGTTCCAGCGATGGCACGACTGCCCGCAACGCGACAACTTCATTATCCGGCGTGAGCACAAACTGGCTCGTTTTCACCGAAAAGATTCGCTCTCTCGCGCCAGAGTTTGCAATAAATCTGACAAACCCACCGAAGAACGTCCCGTTTCTCCGGGTCGATGGGCGGCGAACTTCAACGTCCTGAGAGTACGACTTGATTCGCCAGTCCCACTGGCGAACGAATGTTGTTGCAGACTGGACAGCACCACGATCAACAATCATCGCTCGCGGCGACAGACGAGCCGCCGCACTCGACGCTATGACCTGCGCTGATCCAACAAAATCCCGATTTCCGAACAGGCCGAACCAGCGTCGGTCGCCGGGAAGCTTTGGCCGCGCACCGCGACCTCGGTATGGGAGAATCCGCAGTTCAGGGTATCGTTTGAGGAACGAAAGCCGCTCCGCCTCAGTCATCGCCGGTGCGGCGAACGTCTTTGACGGTGGATTGACTGCGCGGACAATGGAACAATCGCCCATTGCAGCAGCCATTCGCAGTCCGGCCATCGTTCCTTTCAGGCGATGAAACTTGAAGCTATTTCTGACTGATGAGCGCTTTAGCTCGGTCGGCCAGTCATCAGACCAAGCGTCAACGCTCTGGCCCCACGCAGCCCAAGGCACAAGAGCCGCAGGAATCGTCTCAGGACGGACAGCAGACGCCGCCACTAAAGACAGATCGCCGCCATCGTTGAACGCCGCGACGAGCGAGCGCTCAAGCGCCGTCGAGTTTGGAATGACATCACTCATCGCGGCCATCCATTGTCACGCTCACAGCCGAGCAATAAGACGCCTCATCCTCTGCAATGACGAGTCCAGCGGCGGGCGAGCGAAGCGTTACACGCTGCACGCCGGGTTGCTGAAGCGCCCGATGCAGTCCTGAGACAGTGACATCTTGCCCGATGCGAGAGACATCCGCCGCGTAATCACGGACAGCCGAGTTAGCAGCGGCCAGAACCGCAGCAGCATCAGGCCCCGGATACAGCGTCAGGCCAGCGTCAATCGTGTATTCACGAACGATCACTGGAACTACATCAACCATATCCGTGTGAGGAATCACATCTTCCTTTGACAGCGCAGAGCGCACAGCGTTCAACAGGCTCGCGGGCGGAATACCATTTCCCGCGCGAGCCTGAACGACAACCTTGACCTTCCCCGGCGACGGGTTGAGCGGCATGACATCCTTGATTGCAACAGGATCGGCGCTACGCGCGTGAAACTGATACGCACCGACAGGACCGGCAGTGGCGAACCCTTCCGGTGCAAGCACTATGCGTGACCTCAAGGTTTCGTCATTTTCCCCGTCTTGCCGCACAACGCCGTAGAATGCGGCAAGGTTATCAAGATCAGTCTTAATGGCTGTCGCCACCATGCACGAGCGCACAGCTTCATTGATGCGCTGGCGAGCGAGCATTTCTCGATAGACGCAGGCTTCGATGACTTTTCGGGCAGGATCAGACTCAAGGTTGATCGTATCGAATGCCGGGAGAAGTGGATTCTTCGCGCGTTCAATCGCCCACTGCGCAGTGAACCGCCCTATGGCGTCTGCGAGCAGGGCTTCATAGTCAATGTCCTCGACCGCAGAAGGAGCAGCAAGGGTGGATAGATCGAGAGTCGTTGCGGCAAAGCGCATATCAGGCGTCCGTCACAGTGAGCAGGTTGCCAGCGCCGATAGCAGCGATGACTTTGCGAGCACCTTGCGGTGTGAAGTCGCCAAGATGGCCGCGAGGGCGGTAGACAAATTCGATGTAAAATCCAGCGGAGCCGGAGCGTGTGACGGAGAGCGGCGTTATTTTCCGCAACAGAACGCGCGGCTCTTGAATAAGAGCGATGCCAATTGCAGAAAAAAACCGAACGAACGTCTCAGGGACCATGTTTTCGCCCAAGAGGCGAGTAACGTCACTTCCGTAATACTCACGCATGACACGCGAGCCAAAGTCAGTCGTGAAGATGTCGGAAAGCGATTGCAGAACATGAGGCCAATCCTGCAACAGCTTGCCAGTGTTTCGGTCCATCCCCGCCGAGGACATCGCTATTCCTCGGTAGCGGCAGGCTTGGCTTTCCCTTTTGCCGCAGCCGTTTCAGCATCAATGTCGTATTCGACAAGGTTCCCCAAGATGATGTCGTAGCTCGCCTCACGAGGAGTCAGAAAAATCTTGCCACTGACCGGAGCACGACGCCCCGCGACATAAGGACCAGCGGAATCCGTCAGCTTGTACCATTTCTTCATGTCGAGTCTCAATCTGTTGGTAGGCCGCTTTTCGCGCCGCCCGGAGTAACGTCAAGGTGTTTGTGCGTCTTGCCGATGTTTTTGTCATCGTGCTCGATCTTGCCGCCAGTAACCTTGATCCCTGCCGAGCTTAATTCAAAAGTCACGCCGCCGCAAACAAGTTTGATGGAAGGGACAGTTATTTGCAAAGAGTCGCCCTTTAGATCGAAGCGCGCATTGCCGTAAGTCACGACATTTTCATCATCCTTGTCAGACGGGCTTTTGTTCTTGTCCGACTCTGTCAATGGAACGGCCACGCCTTGCCTGAAGTCGCCAGCGTCAGATACAGCAAAAAACTGTTGCCCAACACCCGGTGGAATGTGCGCCTTCAGCTTTCCCATCATCGATGAGTACGGAATTGGCGGCGAGAGAAACGGTTTATCGTCCGTGCCGCCAAGACGCAGCCTGACGGTCTTTTCTTTCGTATCGACTTCTGCGACTGGCCCGCGCGTGACCATTCCGTCTTGTTTTCGCTCAAGCTCAGCCATGCGAGCGTAGAGCGTTTCCAAATGCTGAACGATGTCGCTCATGGCAACGCCTCGCTCGTATCGGAATCCATCAATACATCATCGTTGACGGCAACGG